CTTGGTAGTAAAGACACGAGCTATCACACATTGGGCCTCGCATGTGACTTTACTTGCCATCGTTTTGGGAGTGTTGACGATGTCTTTGTGGATTTGGTTGGGTCTTCCATAGAGTTTGATAAGCTTATCATTGAATACAATTCCTGGATTCATATTCAATTTCCTAAAGATGGTGAAGAACCTCGAAGACAATCCTATGTGATTGATAAATCAGGTATATCTATTTACAAGCCAAAGATATGATGATATCATCACATAGTAAACTTATGTGAGGATATGTATGACTAAGTATAAATCGGTATTAGTAATATCAGACCTCCACATCCCTTACCATCACAAAGACGCATTCAAATTTTTAACGGCACTTAAAAATAAATATAAGCCTGACCTCGTGGTTAACATTGGCGATGAGTTAGATCAGCATGCCATCAGCATGCATGATCATAACCCCGATCTAATGTCAGCTGGGGATGAGTTGAAATCGTCTCGTGTCTATGTCAAAGAGTTAGAAAAAATTTTTCCTAAGATGATCCTAGTACACTCCAATCATTCATCCTTAGTTTATAGGCGTGCGCTAAAATATGGATTACCGAAGGATTATCTTCGTTCTTATAATGAGTTTCTTGGTGTCGGCAAAGGTTGGGAATGGGTTGATGATTTAACCATTACCTTATCTGATGGCACCCGATGCTTCTTTACTCATGGACTATCCGCCAATGTACTTCAAGTGGCGATGCAATACGGCATGAACTGTGTCCAGGGACACTATCATACTAAGTTTTCTATTGGATACTATTCAAATCCAGATGCTTTAATATGGGGTATGCAAGTTGGTTGTTTAATTAATCAGAAGTCAATGGCATTTGATTATGCTAAAAACTTTAAGACACGATTCATTGTGGGTTGTGGTATGATAATAGAAGGACAACCAAAACTAATGCCAATGGTATTAAAGGATGGTGGAGATTGGATAGGGAAGATAGTTTAGACGTAGAATTTATATCTGAGGCTGACGAGACACAAGCAGAGACGCTTGACAAACTTGTTGGCCGTAAGATATGGAACGTAGAGTTCTTATCTGATGACGAAACTGCCATGATTAAGATATGTTTTTCAGAAAACGAAGAAGATTATCTACTTATTCACTGTCAAGGTGCAGATTTATACCTCGTGGAACCCAAACCTAACGCTCTACATTGATTTGGGTGATACTTACCCCTTACCCACATCACGATCGTGCAATACAGAGCGATTGTGTGCGTTTTAGGTGTATTTAGGTAGAATCCAGACCTGATTTAAGCTAAATATGTCACTAAATGGCACCAAAGTGAGCTTATCTTGTCTATTTGGGCGCTGATATATCTCATACACACCCTTACCTTCCTTGTAATTTTTTTTACTACATTCCTTAATCACTAAATGATGTAGTTGGATTCTGTTTGCAACCACCCAAGTATTGAGTCTTTCAAATACAATGAAGTCTGCTTCACCTTTAATCCATCCTGGGTTGCCACGTACATTCTTACCTTCTACCCATGTTGTTGTTTCATTAGGTTTCTGATCTTGTCTATTAATTTTTTTCATGCCTTTCACATCAAACTTATAGACCTTATCATCGAGCAAATCAAACACTCCTGATACATCCCAATGTTCAAACATATCTTGTTCTTTAGTAGCCATTTGATATTGATGCAGCCATTGCGTTGCAAATCTTTCTTCAATAGTTTTAGCTTTCTCTAAATACAACATGTAAAGTTTTGAGTTGTATGTCATACAACCCCCTTGCGCAATATCATGCGCTTCTGTGTCTCTACTTCATACAATACTTTCTTTATGTCTGCCGTGGATACGCCAGATAAGAAGCAACATAGATCTAGTAACTCATTGTTTTGTGAACTAAGCCATTCAATGGCGCTGCGCTTAATCTTTTTGGGAGTGGTCTTTTGTGTGGCTTCAAACATCGCATTGTTAAGTATGGCCTGGAACAATCTTACTTCATTCCAATAAATATCTGGACTATCTTTAATGTATACAATGTCATCGTTATTCAAGTTAATCTCCTTATATACTTTTCATACATTTACTTATGTTCATACTTTAAATGTTGCCACATAATAGTTATGCAATTAACTATGGAGACTACTATGTGGACAACACCTAAAGCAACCGAAGTTCGTTTCGGTTTTGAAGTAACCATGTACGTTTGCAACAAGTAACGTACAATGATGAGGCTAGTATTACACTAGCCTTTTCAATACATCATCTACTTTATATTTAATATCAAGATGTTGTTTACCTATTAATTTATTTAGGTTCAACTTCACCATCTCAATAATCATTTCACGCTTTTTGGTACCCTCAATCTTCTCATTACCATCAATCAAGCTAATGAGCTTATTGAGTTGATCAAAGAGTTCATCACGATTTTGCATCGGGCGTGGCTCCCTGTTCGGTAGATCGAGGGTCAATGGCTTTTTTGCTGGTAACTTATCCGCCATCGATTTACTTGCCTGGTTACCATCATCATCTTCTGGTGCTATACCTGTCGCTGCCATGATGCTGTAACGTCTTGCATAGGTCAAAGCGCTGCCGTATCCTTGTGGATCCTGTTTGGCTGCGGGGACATGAAGTACGCCACCTGACATGGATTCACCTGACTCATGTAAGAATATAGTTTCCACTTTAACGCCTTGCTCACACTCATGTGTCTTTTGTACTAAAGCTATGCCATGATTGTTTAGTGCATCAATGACAGCTTCAATACATCCAGCCAGATCTACATACTGACTTCTAAAGTGTGGGTTGGTACTGTTTTTAAGAGCTGGCGCAAACTCTTTTTGTGCCTCTACAAAGGCCTTAGCAATCGCCGATATTGTTGTCATTATTACCTCCAAAATATAATTGAATCATTTGCTCACGCTTATCTCTACTTTTAATGTTGCGATAAATTAATTGTAAGAAATTTTCAGTATCTTCAGCGCTAGGTGTCATGCTATGGTCATACTGATTGGAACCATTGTTATTGATATCACTCATTTTCAAACTCCCTGTCACGTATACGTAACTTAGATTGACGAATTGTGCGAGCTGGTTTTGCTGGCACGACTTTTTCTGGCACTGCCTTGTAGTTAATAACAGGCCAAGAAATCTTGTAACGACCAGAGATAGCGTGACTATGATCACGCATTTGATCCATGATTTTTACTTCCAATGCTTTAGATTGTGCTTCAAGATCATTCATCATATCTCTGATTTCTATAATTTTTTCAGCATACGCTTCGGCTTCTGGCAAGTCAACTGTTGTTTTATCTGGATCATCCCAGATCGAGCTTGCCTCTGTTGGTTCGGTGATGTCATACCATTCGATAAAGTCTTCTGACTTGTATCGATCAAGCCTTCTTTGAAAGTCTGCAATGGATTCATGCAAACGTTCTAAGACTTCCTCGTCTCGCTGATACACAAAGACCTTGAGTTGTGTGCCTTTATATAACACACAAACAGCACCCCATGTGGCACCTGTAATATCCATTTGCATTTGCAATTGTAATGGTCCACGATACAGTGGTAGATTGTCTGCGCTTTCTACTTCATGCGATGTGAGTTTAGCTTCAATGACACCTTCACCATCGAGTTTAATTTTGTCTGCATTGACACAAATAATACCTTGCTCAATGTCAGTCATCACCTCAATGCCGTCACCATGAACAGTGCCATCTAATGAACATGCAATGGCTGCTGTCTTGTGAAAATAAGGTTCGGTATGGTCAAGTTTAGGATCGCTTAACCCAAGTCGTCTTGTTGCTTCTTCTAAGATTAAACTTTCCGTTAAGTTACCCCATGTCATAGCTTCATTGGTAATGTCCTCACGCACTGCGCCATTGATAAAGCCAATCTTTTCCTTGAGTAATTCATTGATTGTTTTATATTTAGATACACCCATAAGTACGGGTAATTCTGATGCTGATAATTGATCATCAGGCGTTAGTTTGCCAACTGTTTTGCCTTGTATGGTCGCCATGTTTTATATCCTTTCATAGATCTGATTGATTGAAAAAGTTGATTGACGTGGTGTTTTCTAAATGAATTGCCACGATAAGTGCGAATACCTAATGTATTCAGTCTTGATGCCATATCTATCTGACTTAATTTGCCGTACTTATTAATGTCTTCTAATATGGAAATCAAACGCATGTTATAAGCATGCACATTCTTTTGATACTGTTTAGCGCCCTGTTTTTGTATTACATGTATTACATTTTTAGGTGCGCCAAGTTGAACGCCACGAGCTTTAGCAGCAGCAAGGGCGTTCTTTGTATTGGATGCAATTTGTCGCCGTGTTTCCTCATTGAGTACGGCTCGAATATGCAACTCAAAGACAGAGGCCTTTGGAGACTCGGCCACAATAAGCCTGTCTCCAATGTTTTTATCCTCTAAGAATGAAGCAATAAATGACACTGATCGAGTTAAACGGCATTGTTTAGCTACAATCAAATAGGCTTTAGGTTGATTTCTCAATTCTAAAATCGCCATGTTGAGTTGTTCTCGGTCATTGTTTTTGCCAGATTCAATGTCAGTATATTCAGACATAATCAAACCGCCGTGTTGAGTTACATACGCATTGATGATTGAGCGTTGAGCATCTAAGCCAAGGCCTGATTCGCCTTGCTTATTGGTTGACACTCGATAGTAAGCAATAAAATTTGCCATGTTCAGTTGCTCCTTTTCATAGGTTTTTAAAATACTTCCAAATCGGTTTCGATGCATTCTTTGTTGGTCTTCAAATAGACTGAACCGCCGATAGTGATCTGCTCAAAGAGCTTGCCTTTTTGGCAAACTACTTCGGCAGGTAAAGGCCACCAGTGGTTTAAAAAGTCTTCGAGCTTGTCTTCAATGCATAAACCAACTAAAGAACCAATAAAGATACCGACAGCGAACCATCGGCACCCGTAAGAACTAGAGACTACTTTCATATCAATAGCCCTCAAAAAAGCGCTCTAGGACGCATGCAAGCACGCCCAGGACGCCAATAATAAACCACAAAGCAAAATATAAGATTAGATTTTCAATCATTGTTATATCTCCATAAATTAATAAACGCCTAACTAATGTTAAGCCCTTAGCAGCCTTAAAAAAAGCCGCTAAGAGTTAACACTAATCGTTTAATGATTCGCTTATGTTTAATAAACGCTCATGAAACTTTGTTAATTTTTGGTCGCCTCGATGTTTACAGTTTTTAATAAAATTATTGAGCAATTCATAACGGCCTTGTTTGTTAAGCTCGCCCAACCATTGCCAAATAGTACCGCCACGTTTTTGATAGTGTTTATAAAATATATTCATAATTACACCTCCATTTCATAAATTAAGTTCATGGCAGTGATCTCGGCACAAAACCAAACCACAGCATTATAAAAGAGTGATTTTGAACCAATGTTCTCCGTGACAAACTTAGGAAGATAACCCTGTTCAGTTAAAAATGTATCAATGATGTCGTGTAATTCTGAAGCAAAACGCTGATATATTTCTGTGGTTTCTTCGTAATAGATCATTCCATGCACGCCACCAAAGCAACCATTGCGTGCAATGTCTTGAAGTTCTGTTGTGGTGTAGTTTTCTGTTAAGTATTGTTCAAATGTTTTCATAATATTAATTTCCTATATGGTTTTTAAATTATGTTCAAGTTTATAGTCCCAAATTGCATCAACTATCACATCCCAATTGATACCTATATTGGCATCATGATGCTTTTTAATGTTACATAACACGTCATAACATTGATCATCGGTTAAGTCTTGCCCATTCTCAATTGCTCGAATGTCATCAATGTGCCAAGTAATACTGATACTTTTTGGTGTTTGTTCATCATGTGTTTTCATTGTTTTAGTTCCTTATCTTAGGTTATTTAATGAGTGTTTTTGCACGTGCTACAAAGTCTGAGTTCGCTTGCTCGTAACTATCAAAATAATGACCCCAGCATGTAGTTTTTAAATCCTTGCCGTCATAATACCAAGTTACAAACTCATGGACTGAATGATCACGCCAAGCAAGAATAATGCCGCCATTCTCAGTGATTAAATTGCGTTTGATCGTTGCGCCGTTTGGTAAAACTGTATTTGTTTTCATGTTATGTTTTCCTTTTCTTAGGTTATTAATAAATTTTACTACAATTGATACACTATTATAGATTGATATCAATTGCAAGCACTTTTTTTAAAAAGATATAAAATAGTTTAAATGGACTACGAACTGCCAAAAAGACCAAAGATAAAAGAAAAGGTTATTCAACCCGATCAAAGAAAATTCTGCGTGGTACCACTTAGAGCTGTTATCGATAAAGACTTAACACTAACAGGATTAAAAGTTCTTTGCTTGCTCGCTTCATATTGTAATAAGGCTGGCTTTACTTATGTGAGCCAGGGAAGGTTAGCGAATGATTTGAATGTGAGCGTTCCAGCTATCAATAAACAGATTAAACAGTTAGAACTCAAGGGATATATTAAACAGTTTCCTGGATATCATACAATGATTAAAGGAAAGACTAAGCGCATTATTTATGATGACAAGATAACCGATCGAGAAGCGGAACAGATCGCTGGCGTTCCAAAAGAGGATATAACTAACAAAGAAATTAAGCAGTTATATAACCAAAAGTATATAAAGAATAACAACGATATAGCAGAAGGTAATAAACCAGTAATGGTTAACCAATCA